TTCGTCTCCACCATCAAAAGTCACAATCGTGTCGATGTCAACTTTGTCATCGTACACGATTATTTTTTTTACGTAAGTCTGGATAATGCGCTTTTGTTCTTCCGGGCTTTTGTTTCTTATATCAGCGTCTTTTTGCAGATACTTCCTTATCATATCTTCAGTAGGTGCGTGTGTTTGAGCCTGCATTTTGGCTTCTTCAAGCTTGATCATGAGATTAGCCTTTTTGGCTTCAAGCTCGTCCATCTTCTCTTTCATTGATGTGTGAAACATGCCGGCAGCTATAGCATTGACTATGTTATTTATTTCAGTTTGTACGCCAGCGAGCTGATCCGTGAACAATTTTATATCACGGTTGATTTCTACATTTCGTGAAGCTGCATATTCTGATATTTTCTTCACCAATCTTTCTATTGCTTCGGGCGAAAACATATTTTTCTCAAGGTGTTCAATTACAATGCTTTCCACATAATCCTTGCTGATTGATTTCATATCACAGGCTTTAGTTCTCTTTCTTGTTGAGCACTCATAGTTCACGTACAGGTTTTTGGTTGTGCCCGAACGCCTTCTGTTTCCTGTCATGGCTCCGCCACACTTGCCGCAGTATATCAAGCCTGACAAAAGATATGTTTCCTTTGCTGAATTAATGCCTTTTTTATTTCTCTTCATTCTTTCCTGTACCCTTTCCCATGTTTCGTCATCAATGATTCGCGGTATACCGCCCTCAATTCTTATGATTTCATCTTCATTTTTGCTCTTGTGATGATTACGCTTACCAGCTTCCTTGCTAGCTGTTCGATTATAGATGTAAACCCCCCTATATTTTTCGTTTCGCAATATTTCATGTATGCTATTTTTGCCAAAAGGTCGGCCAGTTTTTGTCCTGAATCCAGCGTCATCCATGGCACGAATTATATCGCTGTATCCTTTCCCTGCAGCGTACATTTCAAATATCATTCTGACGGCTTTGGCTTCATGCACATTTATTACGTATGTTCTATCAGGTCCGACATCATACCCTAGTGGGGGTATGCCGCCGGTATGTTTGCATTGTAGAGCGGTTTCTTTCATACCTTTCATTATCTCACGGGCAAGATTGCGGCTGTAATATTCGGCCATACCCTCCAGGACTGATTCAAGGATGATGCTTTCCGGGCTATCGTCTAGGTTTTCCAGGACTGATATAAGCCTTACGCCATTTTTCTTGAGTTGCCGTTTATAGAAAGCTGAATCGTACCGGTCACGGCTAAACCGGTCCAGTTTGTGAACGATAACAGCATCAAATAGACCCAGGGCGCTGTCCTGTATCATTTGCAGGAAGCCGGGCCTGTCGTCTGTTGTTGCGCTTTTAGCTTCATCGGTGTATATTTTGATAAGCTGTATTCCGTTTCTTTCGCAATATTCGCGAATCGCTCTGAGTTGAGCCTCAATACTCTCTTCGCGCTGGTTGTCGCTACTGTACCTTGCATATGCTGCTGCTTTGAGCATCAGTCGCCCCCCTGCCACATTAGAACGTATGTCCAAATCATGGGTTAAAAAATAAAGTCATCACCTTTCTTGGCTATAATTTGAAAATTTAATTCCCAATTTGCGAAGCATATCAAAAGTGTTCAGATATTGGATATTAAAAGCTACACAAACATTAGGTATAGGTATTTTCTTTTTAATTTCTCTATTAAAACTCTCGTGTGTAACCACTACTAATCCTTTTGCCTTTGCGTATGCGATCAACCATCCATCAGCGCAATTTGCAAATTCACTTTTGGCTTCTGGTTTAAATTGCGTTTGATTATATGACCATGTCATAATATCTCTATAAGCGCCAGTAACGTCATCTTCCGTGGTTGATTTACACAATGTTTCAAAATTTTCTATCCAGCGAGCTAATTCATCTTTTCCTTTTTTTATTTCCGACATTATACGATCAATTATAATTATATGTTGATTCCTAATATTAGCGTTCAAAGCGTCCCAAAATGGAGGTGCTATGTCGAATGCATAGTACCGACGTGAAGCTTCTATAAAAACATTAGCATCTGGAATAAATATAGTATTACTTGTCATGATAAATTCCCCATTCCTAACGACTCAGCGTAGCGCTCAAATGTCTCCCCATAAAGTCCTGTAAGTTGGTATGCTTCACGATATAGAAGCTTTTCTTCTCTGACAGCAGTTATTATAGCTTCTGCAAAACGTCGGCCGATGCGCAGATTTTGGATTGCGTAGAAATTACCTCCATCATTGTTTTGATTCTTATTTTTCTCTTTCGTCAGATAGTCATTATAAAACTTTATAAATATGTCTTTTGTAATATACCCTAAGTCAAGAGCTCTACGGGCAACGACCAATTCGCTTACCTTAAATTGGCGCGCCAGCGTCTGAAAAGGTTCAGAATCATTGGAAACTGTAGACCAGACTTTCTGAAATTCATGCTTAGGAACTAAAAACTCTGCAGCCACCATATTACAAATTTGCTCAATTTTATCCTCAGCAGGCTGAAGATCACGGAGATCAAATGCAGCGCTAATACCAAACCACACATGAGCCAACTCATGTGCAAGTGTAAACATCTGAGCAGCTTTCCCGTCAGCGCCATTTACAAATACTAAAGGCGCATATTCATCGACTAAAACGAAGCCACGAAATTCAGATGGGTTAAGTTTGCGATGTGTATTGTTTCCTACAATGCCATTGATAACTACGATTATTCCTACATTTTCCATGTGTGTTTGCAATGTTTTTAATGCCTCTGTCCAATTAGACTGTTTTGCGGCCCATTCATCTTCAAGTCCTAATACCTTTCTTATGTTCTGAGCCACATGGTATGGATCATCTATTAATTTTGCCGAATTTATAAAAGGTAACGGGTCATGACCTTGCTCAATAAGATAATCACGCATCCAGTTCTGGCGTCGTTTCATTATCTGTACGGTATCGAAAAGATCAGCGCTGAATTGATGCATGTGTTGATTATTCTCGGTACGGAAATATGGAATGGAAAGTTGCTCTTCTGGCGGCTCTGGAAGGAAAAAATAACCCAGCGGAGTATAAGTTGCTTTTGCCAAGTCTTCTAACTGCCGCAAAGTAGGCATACTTTCTCCTTTTAACCACTCAGATAGTTTTGGAAACCTTTGTTTGATTACAAAGGCTCTGCCCGATCTTTCAAGAGCCCATAAAAGAACAGATTTTTCTACAGCTACTTCTGGTATTCTAGTCATGGCACCATTACCTCCCTTCCTTTATTATATCATTGTTTCTTACTTTTTGCTCCCATATGAATTGTTTTTATAATAGTAATAATTCATAAATTTTTGCAGACTCCTGGCGGATCAAAATAGAGTATGTAATTTCCTCGTTTATTGCATTTCCCATAAGCTGCCGCTGTTGTAGCGAGCGCATGCTGCTGTTTTTGCATATTAAACATATTAAACCTATTAGGATGCTTGGGTTGTTTCTACACCTTTTTTCTTACCAATAACGGCCAATATTCCACCGACAAGCGCCAGTATCATAAAAACTGCAACGAAAGTGCCACCGAGAATGGCGCCTGCAATAGAGCAGATTATAAGCAATATTCCTGGCACTTTTGATTTTGCACTCATTGCTACTGCACCTAGAATAATCGTAATGAAAGAGAATATTAATCCGCCCCAACCTAGTCCAACAACAGTCTCTGAGCCCGAAGCTTCAAATGCAGAAGCTACACCGCCGATTGTTAATGTAAAAATAGCAGCTATGACTCCAAAAATTCCAGCAATAAGAGCAATAATTCCACCTGCTTTTTTCATAAAAATACCTCCTCTTAAAAAATTCTATATAGTCTCTCCCTGAGATGCTTAAAAATCAAATTTCCAATTAAACGCTTTGCCAACCAATTTACTTACTTTGTCTATAAAACCTTCAACGTCTATGCCGGGATATGATGTCTCAAATCCCATATTCTTTCCCGGCGCAAGTGTTACACTTGGTGATTCCCTATATATTCCCAGCAATTTATCATTTTCGTCGAATAATGCAATAACAATCCTTATGTCGTCTGCATTTTCCTGACTTGTGTTTACCACTCTGCCTGTGATTTTTGTCCTGCCATAATCAGATGGAATAATTTTGAGGTCTTGAACATCTAGAATTTGCGGCTGCTTGTCGGTTTTATCAAAATCAATATTGGCTTCCATATTTACGATTTCTGTTGGGTCGTCAATTCCTTCTATTATAGTGGAATCTCCGGCATATGCCGTTTCCCCGGGCAGGATAATTTCCGGTACAGGCAATATCATGGTTGAGGTACCAAGGATAGAATTATCGTCTCCCACGAAGCTGATAGAAATATCTCCAATTTCAATTGGTACATCTCCGGTGTTTGTTATTTCTATCGCACCGTGCGCCCATATGGTGTCAATGCTGTCTTTCCATACCTGTAAAGCTGTCTGCGTAATCTCTGCCGACATTCTTTCTTCTTTGCTAACCAGATCTTCAGCCGGTTTAGTTTCTAAATCTCCAACATCCTGTTGTTCTTCTGGCTCCTGCAGAGCATCTACGGCTTGCCTGTTTGATGTATCTGCTGTTCCATACTCTCCACTGGAACACGCAGATATAGAAACAACCAGAAAAGTAACAACCAACAAGACCAATATCCTCTTTGGGGATATTGTGTTTTTCATTGCAATACCTCCTATTCTTTTTTAGAAATCCTTAAAAAATACTCAAATCTCTAAATTTGAGCTTAATTCAGACATTTTTAAAACTCCAGGTGGGTCAAAATATAGTATGTAATTTCCTCGCTTTTTGTATTTCCCGTAAATAGCGATATAAGTAGAAAAAGCGGCTTTCAAAAAATCCTCAGTCACACCAATATATTCAGCCATCTCATACATATTCCTACATCCTGCTTCAAACGCCTGGATGATTTTTTTTAGCGGCACAAGCCGCTTTACAGCCCAGCGTCTGGCTTTGACTTCCTGCTTTCTGTTATTTGTATCTGAGGTATCAATAATATTACCGCATGAAGTATAATAATGTCCAAGTTCTTCGGCAAGGACGCATGTTTTCTCAGCAGTAGTTTCTATGTTTTTGTTAATAGCAATTACCTTGTCACAGTAAAGCCCTTTAATACGTCCCTTGAGAGGCATGTATACAACTTCAATGTTTTCTTTTTCAGCTTCACAAAGAAGTTTTTCATACATTTGGATACCTCGCTGATGACTTTGATCTATAAATTTTTAAAGATACTTTTAAAGAAATTTTAGGGCTTGTACATGCAAAATTGTCCTTTATTGCAGACTGTCATTTAATGGATAGCCAATTACAATAAAATACATTCCCGAAAGGACTCATTCCTGAGTCTTTTTTTGCTGCCTTTTCATCCTCACAAATTCCTTGAACCTCTCAATTTCCTCCAGCTCTTCTTCCGTCCAGTCCTCGCCCTCGTGGTGGGCGGCGATGGTTTCGATGGGGGTGCGGACGTTTGTGCGACAGAGAATATAGTCGACAGAAACATTAAAAAGATTAGCCAATTTATCCAATGTTTCATAATCGGGTTGGCGTTTTCCTAGCTCATATTTTCCATAGGTAGATTGATCAATTTGTAAATAATCAGCTACTTCTTTTTTTGTCATTCTTTTTTCCGTTCTCAGTTCTTCAAGCCTTTTTCCTAACACTTACAACACCCCTTTTAATACCATTATATAGACAAATTGTCTAATGTAAATAACATAGACAAATCGTCTAAATTATGCTTGACAAACTAGACGCTATGTCTATATAATATAGACAAGATGGCTAGTACAGGAGTGAAAAACATGAGGAATTGGCTAAGAAACAAGCGTTTAGAGAAAAATTTAACTCAATTAGATGTAGCCAAATTGGCTGGTGTAGATGTAACAATGATTAGCAAAATAGAGCTTGGCGAAAGGCGACCTTCTGTAGAGCTTGCCAAAAAACTGGGTGCAGTACTGGACTTTGACTGGGTGAAATTCTTCGAAGACGAACACGCGGCTACCAAAGAGTTGCCCAAAACCGGAACAGATGGATAGAGGTGGTAGTATGCCCAGACTAATCCGTTTCAGCTATAACCGAAAAGCTGTTGAGGATGCTTTCCGCAAAAAGCTTCCACTGCCAGAACCGGAGAACATAGAAGATTTGGGAACAGTGGAATGCGATGAGAGAGCTTTAAATGAAGTAGCCAGGATTTTTTACCACAGGATGAAGGCTGATGAAAAGCAAGCTGCCGGTAGTGAAGCAACCGGCACTGCTGGATAGGGGTGGGAGGTGAGAGAATGGGCAATACCTTGGAGCAACGAGTAGACGAATTTAAAAAGGAGTGATGTCATGGCTAACCTACGTTTCGAAGACCTACCGGGACCTGAAAGATTATCTCCGTAATCTTCTTTGTTATCTAAATATTAACAATTTAAAGGAGGGATGGACATGTTTAGAACAGCACGAAATGCAGCCGGATTGAGCAGAGAAGAGGCAGCACACCGGCTTTACATAGGCACCAGGACGCTTGCAGACTATGAAGCCGGCAGGACGCTGGCGCCGCCCGATGTGGTTATGCGGATGGCTGAGGTGTACCGGCAGCCAGAGCTTACTGCAGATTATTGCGCGAAAGCGTGCCCAATTGGGCAGGTGCTTGCACATTCTTTAGAAAGGACCGAATTTGCCGTAACAGTACTCCGAGTTCTGAAAGAGTTCGCAGATGTCGAGAAGTTGAAAGACCGCCTGATACATATAGCTGCTGACGGCAAGGTATGCGAGAAAGAAGAAGCTGAATTCCGGGCAATTATGAAAGAAATGGTTGAACTGGAGAAGCAGATTTGCGAACTGAAATACTTCGCACTGCGGCAGGGCATTGATGTCGAGGAAATCATGCCGGAAAAGGAAGTGGCAGCATGATTAGCTGGAAGTGCCCGCATTGTGGAAAGAAGTTCCACAGCTCGTATGACTGCAGGAGCGACTGCATGATAGTCTGTATCCATTGTGACGGAACATTTAAAAACCCGTACTTCAGAAAGGAGGGAAAGGATGCGGATACTGGCCCAATTCACCGGCACTGTTCGTGATTTTCGACGGTGGCTGCGACAGCAAAAGTGCCAGGTGGTAGACCTGGCGGAGTACCGGGGAAAAAGAAAGACCGCTCGAAAGCGGCCATTAAAAAATCCTGTTAACCCAAGTATAGCATAGCAGTGTGTGACTTTCAATAAGGAGGAGGGAAACCATGAAACTTATTTGCTTGAAACTTAATAATTTCAAAGGCATTCGTAACTTTACCCTGGATGCCCAGGGTTGCGATATAAGTGTTTTCGGAGACAACGCCACAGGTAAGACCACCTTGGCAGATGCGTTTACGTGGCTCTTGTTCGGGAAGGACAGCCAGAACCGGGCAGACTTCGAGGTTAAAACGCTGGGTCCCGACGGGGAGCCGGAACACGGCCTGGAGCATACCGTTGAGGCCCGTCTGCAGCTGCCGAACGGAAAGCAATTGACGCTGAAAAAAGTCTACGCCGAGAAGTGGACCAAGAAACGCGGATCAGCAACCGCTGAGTTCACCGGCCACACTACGGACCACTATCTGGATGGTGTGCCTGTCAAAAAGTCCGAATATGATGCCCAAATCGCAGAGATTGCGGATGAGCAGATATTCAGGCTATTGACAGATCCGCGCTACTTTAATGAGGTTCTTCACTGGAAGGACCGCCGGGAGCTGCTGTTAGAGGTTTGCGGCGATGTGTCAGACTCAGAAGTCATCTCCAGCAAAAAAGAGCTTTCCAAACTGGCAGACATTTTAGGGAGTCGCACCATTGAGCAGCACCGGAAAGTCATCCAAGTAAGAATGAAAGAAATCAACAAAGAGCTTGAGCGGATTCCGGTCCGTATTGACGAGGTTCAGCGAGGCTTACCTAACATTGACGATATTTCCAACCCGGCAGAGCTGCCTAATGATATTGCACGGCTCCGTGAAAAGCTTCGCACGAAACAGGAAGAGCTAGCCCAGGCAAAAGCCGGCGGGCAGGTGGCGGAGAAAACCAAGGAACTCCGCATGATCGAAGCCCAGATCATGGACCTCAAGAACAAGCATCGTCAGGCGCTGGATGAAAAAGTCGGAGAGAAACGCAGGGAACTTGCATCGGTCCAAAGTGAGATTTACAAAACAAAGTC